ACAGTGCGGGGCCTGCCACCGCCACCGCGTCATGCCGCGTCGCGCCCGCTCCTCGCGCGGCGACCACCGCATCCGCAGAGCCGATGCCATGAGTTGAATGGTCTCGGGCGTCGGATCGGCAGCCCGCTCTTGGCTTCCGTGCTCGCGGTATGGCTCGCCGCCGGTCAGTCGGTAGTACATCGGCTCCTCCTGTGGTTGCGGAGGGGCCGCTGGCGTGCTTCCGTGCTCGCGTTGTCATTCGGCGGTCCCTCGCCTGTGCTCCGCTGACCGCGGTGGTCAGCGTTGGGGGAGAGAGTACGCATCCGTAATAACTCGGTCAAGCCCAGTTATTACGCGGCAGAAATAACAGTGAAACTCCGGCTACGGGACGAGCTTTTCGAGCTTGACACCCAGTGCCTTTGCGATGGCTTGGACCGTTTCGAGGCGAGGAGAGGCGATGCGGCCCGTAAGAATGCGGTTGAGCGTCGGGAACTTGATGCCGGCCGCGTCGGCCACTTCGTCCAGGTGAAGGCCGCGGGCGTCGGCAAGCCGCTCGATGCGCTGCCCAATCGGAGTCCTCGGCAAACGCTTTGGCCTGCCTCCCGCGTGTCTGTCGCCAACTGTGGCCATTTTCGACGCCTCCATGGTCATCGTTTGACTTCGGCTCATCCCAAGGCAAAGGTCGAAGTAGAGATCCGCCCGGCGGCACTCCACAGAGTGCCGACCGGGCGGTCGAATGGCGGGGGTAGGATTCGGGGGTATGACCCCCAGACCCCGCAAAACCGGACCGCGGAGCAGACCGGCAAGACATGGCACGGAAGCGTGAGCTATCCCTTTGGTGGAGGTACACGCGATGACACTTACAGAGTTTTTTGACGGCTTCTATCGGCCCTTGAAGTTGCGAGGAAAGTCGGCAAACACGTTCCGGCTTTACGGATGCACCATCCGGGCCTTCGGGAAATTCCTGGGCCGGACGCCGCTCCTGGAGGACATTGCCGACGAGATTACCCTCGCTCGGTACATGGATCACCGGCAGGAACGTGTTTCGCCATATACGGCCGAGAAGGAGCGGTCGCAGATAATGGCGATGGCGCGGCTGGCAAACGACCGCAGAATGATCCCGTCGCTACCGTCCTGCGAGCCGTCACCGCTGCCCGACCGCGTGCCAGTTGCGTGGTCGGAAGACGAGTTGCGGCGACTGTTTGCCGCAGCGTCCACGACGCCCGGGTTCGTTGGGCTCGTGCCGGCCAGTGAATATTTCACAGCTCTCATCACGGTCTGCTTCGAGACCACCGAACGGATCGGGGCGCTGTTGGATGTCGAGCTGGCACACTACTCGAGGCCGTGGCTCACGGTTCCGGGGGAAATCCGCAAGGGCGGCCGGCGAGCCCGGGTCTACGAGTTGTCCGACCACGCCTGTGACCGGATCGAGCGGCTGTTGCTGGTCAACAAAGATCGGATCTTTGCATGGAAACAGGCGAAGACGTACCTCTGGGACAGGCTGCGCAAGATCCTCGACCGGGCCAAGCTCGCGGGGAAGCGGCTGGCGTTTCAGCAAGTGCGGCGATCGGCAATCAGCCACATGGCCAGGGCCGCGAACGACGCCGCCGCGGTGGCGTTTGCCGGTCACGCTCAGGCCGCCACGACGCGGCGCTGGTACATCGACCCGAGGTACGCGAGTCGCGGCCCAAAGCCCGGCGACATGCTGCCGCGATTGGACGCCGGTTGAGTGAAGCCACTGGGCCGCCCCACCCGTCGCCAGGCCGTTGTCGGGCTGCGGTACGTGTCGGCCCTGCCTTCCGGACGAGCAAGCCACTTACGGGGCGGTGGTGGTCCGCCACCCGTCCGGGAAGCAAATTGCAGCGGCCGGACTTGAACCGGCGATCTCCGGGTTATGAGCCCGGCGAGGACTCCACGCTCCTCCACGCTGCTCCATTCATTCTACCCGCTCAGTGTTTTCTTCGATCAGCCTGCGAAGCATAGCGTTCAAGGCATCGACCGATTCCGGACACTGCATCATGAACGACTTCGCGTAGAACCGGATCGCCTTCAGGCAATCCGCCGGCGATGCCGGCACAAGCCAACTCTGTCCGGCCCGAACTTCTTGGCGTGGCTTGCCTCTTGACCGGCGAATTGCCGCGGCGACAGCCTCGCGTGGAGGATTCTCCGGAAGGGTTTTGGCAGCCGCCACAAGCCCAGGAATCGAGACGCGAAGGCGGCCCGTCGCGATCTCGCGCTCCACACCCAACTTCTCGGCGGCGGCTTGAAATGCGCCGGCACGATCGACCGTTCTCGGGTCGACCGCGTACTCACTGGCGAGCCGCTCGCGCGTGCGTTCTGGCGATCCGCCGGCCGGCGGACGCCCGCCCACGGGGCGCTTTGTCCGGTTGTACAACCTCCCCAGCAAGAGCGTGAAATCCGACCGGGTCAGGTTCCGCCTGCCGAGTTGATTCCGCTCCATCCACTTGGCGGCATCGTCCCGGCCACGAAAACGGATCCCCTTCACAGAGTACGGCAACCCGACCCGCCGGCAGATCGCGAGCCGGTTGTGGCCGTCGAGCAGGATCGGCGGCTCCTCTTCTCGGTCCCACACGATCAGCGGATCGCGGGCACCGCCGTGCTCGACCAGGCTCGCCTCCAGTTCCCGAAGCTCGTCGGCAGACAGCGGCGGGATCAACGACGCAAACTCGCCGTCAACCACCACGTCGACAGAGTCGTCGACATCAATGAGCTCCAGGTCGCTTTCCAGCGATACAGCATTCATTCGACAGGCTCACGCTCGCCAGCATATCGGGCCAGTTCGCACAGGGCATCCTGCCAGCGCTGGTCAGACCACCACAGTTCGAGGAGTATTTCGCACACTTGCCGGACCGTGCCGCCCAACACCATCTCCCACAGCGGCCCGACCCCTTGCCGAGCCTCCCACTGCTCATGCACTTGGGCATAGAGCAATGCCATCGCGTGGGCGTTGTCCGCGTGGTTTTTGCCTCCGGCCGACGAAACCGACCGCAAGTGCAGGCAGGGCCAATGCCGCACGACCAGCCTCGTCAACTCGGCGCAGCGCCACGGCCGGGCGTGCTCCACGCGGGCAGGCTGGATCCGCTTCTGGACGTAGGCCACAAGGTGGTCGATCGCCGATGCCGCCTGGTCTCGATGCACTGGTCACCTCGTGCCGCTGTCGCCGCTCATTGATTCGCGGATTTGCCGCTGGGCTGTCGCCAGCTCCTCGAGCGTCTCAGCCTGTCGCTCTTGGCTGCGGCCAAGCGTCTGAAGAGTTTCGGTTGTTTGCCTCAGAAACGCAGTGTGGCTCTCCACGACCGGAACGAGCACGGTTTGATGCACGGCGATCGCCGCCTCTCTGGCACAAAACATGACCACAACCAACATCACCACCGGAAACCCGAACTCACGGGCGATCCGGATGCCAACGTCGATCATGTCGCTCGTTTGCTGGGTCATGGCTGCTCCTCGTGTCGCTCGGTCCACCATCGGATCACGATCACCTGCGCGATCGACGAAATCGCCCACAGCACGATCATGGCGGTGAACGAAAACCCGCAGCTGTCGCGGTATTTGGCACGTACCCGCCGCTCCACAGCCCGGCGGAGGATCCACGGCGTTTTGAACTCATCGGCCGCAACTGCCGTTTCCCGGTCGAGGGCGGCGACCGTCTCGGCCGCGATCGCATCGCACCGCTCCCGGCCAAGCATGGCCCGGCGGACGGGGTGGGCCGCCAACTCGCGCCAGACGTGATCGCGAAAATCGCTCACTTGGCCACCTTGCACTTCCCGTCCGGGCACGGGGAGCCGGCGGCCACCTGTCGCGGCAGCTTGACGCCGGCCAGGAACGCCCGGACCCGGGTGGAGCACGGGCCGACCGTCGCGTTGGGTCGGGCTCCAAACAGCACGCCGGCCAATTCTCCATCGGCGTTGAAGATTGGTCCGCCGGAATCGCCCTGCCGGGCCGTCGCCCGCAGCTCAACGAGCTCGCGGGGGTGTGAGCCCGTGGGCGACAGGAACTCGACGCATGCCCCCGACTCCTCGCGGTACTTGTAGGGGGCCGCGCCGTAGCCTGCGATCGTAAGCATGTCTCCCAGCCGGGGAGCCCGGGCCGCGATCGTGACGGGCAACGCGGTCGGAGTGTCGACCACGATCGCAGCGAGATCCCACGCGTCGTCCCACTTCACCACGCGGCCGCCGGATCGAGAGCCGTCCGGCCAATGGACAATGATGCCATCACGGTGGCTTCGGACGACGTGCCAGTTCGTGAGGACCAGGCCGTGAGATTCCGACGCGGCCACGAGCACGCCGGACCCGGAAGCCCGGCTCGGGCCATCGGACGTCTCGACGCGGGCCACCACTGGCCGGGGCTCGCCGGGCCGGGCGGCGGCCATCGGCCCGGAAGGGTCGGGCGTCTCGCCGGTGCCCTCGCACTCCGGGCAGACGTAGCGGATCGGACCCGTGCCGACCGTGCGGCGACCGTCGCACGTGTCGCACGTGGCGGCATCGGCCGCGGTGGAAGCGATCAGCAGCACGAGCACGGTGGAAAGTCGAAGGCCGTTCATCCTGCTGGCTGGCTCCAGTCGTCGGGGATGGTCATTGACGCGATGGCAAACGACCCCTTCCACGCCGACCGGGCGGTCCGCTCGGAGTCGTAGCGGGTCACGTCGTAGCTGTCCGGGTAGGCCATCGCCCGCTCGCCGGCCATCCACTTGGCCCACGGCACCGCGTGACCGTTGCGGCCGACGCTCACGACCAGGCCGTGGAGAACACAACACACCGCCTGCTCGTAGCTGGCCGGAAAGATCACTTCCAGCGGCCGAAACCACTGGGCCGTTTCCTGCCAGCCCTCCGGAAACTCTTTCAGCGGCACCCATCGGCCACGCGACTGATTCAGTCCGCCGGCCCCGGTCGTGCCGACGAGCGAATGCTTGAAGCGGTAGTCGCGCGGCTGGGTCTTCTCGGGCAGCATCCCGCGACGGGCGGCGATTTCGAGCACTTGGCGGACGTTCGCGCCGCCCCATTTGTTGGGGTTTGCCTCGGCGTACACCGACAGCGGCGACAGCCATACGGAGCCGACGTCGCCCGATTCCTGGTAGCGGAAATCCTTCCGCGGACCGTCGGGATAGACCACGCCGCGCGCCCGGTTGCGGGCCGCCTCGGCGTTGGTCCGCAGCGAGTGGCACGTGCATTCGTGGGTCGGGGTTTGGTTCGTGTAGCGGTCGATGAAGTTGATCGGCCACGCGTTGGCGCGGTCGTTTTCCCGGGCCTTGTCGGCCCAGTCTCGCGGCTCGATCCACAGCGATTCCGGGAAATCGCGGGCGGCCGCGCCGCAGGCGTCTCGGAGAGCGTCGGTCGTGTCCTCGGCGGCCAAGTGGTCCGGGTAGCCGTCGTGCTCAGCCGGGAAGACGTCGATCAGGCTCGGGTCGATCGGATCGAAACTGGTCATGGCACGGCCTCCACGATGGCGGCCTCGGTGGCCGGCGCGGGCACGACGCCGATCGCGCTCGTGCCCGACAGCACGACGAGTGCCGGGAGCCCCGCATGGCGGGCCGCATCCAGGGCGGAGCGATACTGCTCCGGCACGTCGCCAGTGCCGTCGGTGGTGTCGGCCTCGAACAACGTCGCCACGATTCGCCGCTCCCGGTTGAGCCGGTTGATGCCGACGGTCACGTAGGTGGGGATCGCGTGGTCGTCCTTCTCGTAGACGTAGACCGCGGCCGTGGCCTTGGCGGGCTCATTCACAACAGGCTTCTGCCATGACCAGCCGGACCCGGCCGGCAACGCCAGCCCGGTCAACAGCACGCCTCCGGTGATCAGGGCGAGAAGCGGCCTCACTTGGTCGCCTCCGGCTTCAGCAGCTCGTCAAGAAGTTGCTGGCAGACGGTCACGGCCTGTGACTTGCCGGCATCGCGGAGCCTCGCCGCCAGGTCGATCACGAGACGCAGATCGTCCACCGGTGCCCGAGGGGTCTGCTTCGGCCACGATACCCGACCGGCCACTTTCCGCACGATGGCCACGACGGCATATCCAACGAGGCCGATCCCGACGATGGCCTGTACCCACTGAAACCAAGACATCACAACCCCTCCGCTTTGGACGCAAGGAACCGGACGAGGGCCTCGCCCTCAGACGTTTTCAAAATCGCGACCAGGTGGGCGACCAGCTGGTCGTCGAGCCGCGTGTCGGTCTTGGCCGCCATCCATGCCAGAGCATCGCCGGCGACCAGCGACTTCGCGCTCGGATCCGGCTCGGCCAGATAGCGCTGGCAATACCGCAGGAACGGTGCCCATTCAGCCAGGAGCCGCGCTTGCTCGATGATGCTTGGACGGGGCATTTCACTTCCTCACGAGCGGGAGCATCGACTCGATCGAGCCGGCGGCGATCGCCAGCACGAGCGACCGCACCGACGGCCGTACGAGGATCCACAGCGGCCACGCCGCGAGCGGAACCGCCTTGTCGGCGACGGCGTCGAACAGGCTGCCGACGGCCGTGAGGGCGAGCGACTTTTTCTCCGCCCCGCTCATCGTGCTCACGGAGTCGAGGAACGTCACGACCAGCCGAAGCAGGGCGACCATGAGCTCGCCAAACTCCGACCAGGTCAGACCATCGGCCGCCGTCGACTTGGCGGCGGCAACGAACGCGGCGACCTTGGAGAGCAGGCCGCCCTCGAGGGATTCGGCAGCGGCGGAAGGGGCATCGGCAATCATGGGAATCCTCACGTGTCGGAGTAGGTGCCGACGCCCACGAGCAACATGTCGAGCTCGACGGCACCGGGGGAGGGGTTGGCGACGTAGACGATGTTGTTCACGCCGGCGGTGATCGTGCGGCCGTCGGCGTAGTCGGCCGTGCGGTACTCGCCACCGCGGCCGAGATAGGCCACGTAGGAGGTGGTGTCGCTCGGAGAAATGACGCCCCACAGCGCGTAGCGGCCGGCGGTCGCGGTGTTGTTGACCACCATGACCTCCTTCAGCTTGGTCATGGTGACGCGGCCAGCGAACCCGAAGACGGTGGCCCCCAGGTTCGTGAGATCGAGCGAATACGCCTGCCCGGCCGGAATCGTCACGCGGTTTCGCCACGCGACGTTGGCCTGGTTCTCGCCGGTGCCGTTTTCGATCGCCCGGGTGGTCCGCAGCTCGGCCGATTCGCTCACCGACCCGATCACCGGGCTCTCCGTCAGCGAGTAGGAAACGCGGCTGTTGCCGGTAACGGTCAGCGTGGTGGCCATGTTATTTCACCTTGTCTGCCAGATGGAGCCGCCGCGCGGTGGCCACGTCGACCCCCAGCCGGATCGCGAGCATCTCGTAGAACGTCAGCGGTTTCGGCTTGCCCGCTGGACGGCTCGTGATGCAGCCGACGCCGACGCGCTTCATTGACTGGTAATGAACGTGCGATCCGCCCTCATTCGGCGTCGCCAGCGGCTCGCGACCGCGGGCCGTTTGGCGAAAGAGCGCGTCCTGAATGCGGTTGTGATGGATCACGCGAAACTCCTACAGTCATTGTACATGCGTTCAGTCTGCTTTAGGGGTGTTGACTGCCGGCAGAAGTCCGCCGGAGCGACTACTAGGCCTTTTTGCGTGAAGCGTGGAGCGTGCGAAGCTGGGCCACCAGCGGCGTCAACTCGGTCGCGAGCGACCGGTAGCCGCCTGCTGCCGGGCGGTCGTCGATCAGCGTTCCGGCCGCCTTCGCATCAACGATGATCGCGAGGCTGGCCAACATGCTGGCCAGATGCGGAACACCCTCCTCGTCGGCTTCCTCGCCGTCCAGCCACGCGGCCATGTGCCTCTGGCACGCGGCCAGATAGACCGTCGCCTTGACCGGGATCCTCCGCCAGTTGGCCCGGCCGTATTTCAGGGCACCGTTGAGCATCGCCACGCTGGCCATCGTCGTGGCGGTCAGCGGCCACAGGTCGAGCGGCAGCCGGTCGCAAGCCACGCGGTCTTTCGGGTTCTCGGTGGCCGGCGGCGCGGCCAGTTCCGTGGCCGTGTAGGCCGTGGTCGAGATTGGCGGGGAGGCCTCCGGGTTGGCAAGGCGGCGCAGCATGTCGGATTGACGGGCCTGGACGGCCTGCCACGCGGCAGCCATGGCCGATTCGCTCATCCCGCCCACGCATGTCGGATCCTGCGATTCGCTCACGACGCACGAACCTTTCCTGCCTTGGTAATCCGGAAGTTGTTCACATCAAACTCACCGTCCGCGTCGACCGTTACGCTTGCAAATCCCCAGTTGAATTTGTTGATTCGTGCATATTCCGGATGGAGGTCACACAGGCAGCCCGTTGACCAGCAAAACACCTCGCGGCCCCACATGTCGGGCTCACAGTGCCCGCTCGTGCGGTGACCATGGCCCTCGAGGACGGTGTGGTGGAGCCGGAGGAACGCCCCGCGGGCCTGGTTGACCGGGGCCGAGATGCCCTTGCCCTTCTCGTGGCCGTGGAGGATCGGCAGCTGCCCAGCGAGGATGGGCCGCTGATCGTCCACGAGCGTGATGCCGTGCCTCGGCATGTGGAGCCAGTTGTCGAGCCCCATGATCGGCTCGTCAGAGATTTCGGGCGCGTGCTGAAACAGCCAGTGGTTCCAGCGCTCTTCATGGTTGCCAGCCTTGAAGACAATCGGGATTTTCGGAAACTGCCCGCGAATCCATGCCAGCATGTCGCGGGCCGCGGCCACCTCACTGCGGAAGTTTCGCAGCCGCGGGTTTTTGATGTAGCGGCTGATCGCGTAGAAATCGCACGTGTCGCCGTTCAAGACCAGGGCGTCGATCTTGTCGCCCCGCAACTGGTCGACGGCCGCTTTCAGGGCCACTTCGGAGTGGTACGGCACGTGGATGTCGGAGAGTACGCCAACCAGCCCCGTCACCCCCAGCTCATGCGGTCCCCATGGCTCCGCCTTGGACGGTGGCGGAGGCGGCACCGCCCCGGCCTTCCGCGGCTTGCGGCGCAAACCGCTGTCGCGGCCCTCGTTGCGATGCAGTTTGCCGTTCACGCCAAACATGGCCATGATCCTTTTTCGGGCCTGCTCAACCGTGACGGCCCCGTTGGTTTCGGAGACGACCCGCTTGGCGAGCGTTCGGGCCGGGGCATCGGGGTGCAACCGGCATAGGTTTTCGACAACGTCCGTGATCGCATCTCGTGCGGGCATCACTGTCCTCCGTGAGTCTTCAAAATGGCGTGTCAGGAATGACCGTCAATCCCGGTTTTTGCGTTTGCTGTCGCCTTGCCCCCACTTGCCAACTGGGCACTCTTGGTCCGCCCATGACAGCTTGCTGACGTAGCCAAACGTCCTCGACACCGGGCATCCGCACTGGGAGCACGCGTTGTCGGTGAGAAACTCACACGTCAGGCAGATGTTATGCCGGCGAATGATTTCGTCGTCGCTGCACATCGGTAGCCCGGCAGCGACATGGCCAGCGGCGGCCACGGCAAAGTTTTTGACTTTTGTGAGAAAGCCTGGAGCGTCGGCCTGGTCTCGCGACAGGTCTGGCATCTGCGCCGCAGCTGGCTTTGGCGTCTTGGGGTATGCTGAGTGGCTTATGTCGATCGTCCACTGGTCGCCGTCCTGAGCGACAACGCATGGCATCACCTCGTCGAGCGTGTAGCCACGCTCGCGGCAACGGAATTCAAGGAAGGATCGGTGACAGGTGGTCATGGGAGGGGGTTGGCGTCTGTCGGCGAGTAGACGCCGATTTGTCCGATTTCTTGAACATCGGCTAAGGCATTGACAAATGGGATAGCTCTGCCAATAAACACTGGGCCAAACATTTCAGGATCGCTTTGCGACCCAACAATCCCCGCACGAAAGTCGGGCCGCTGTGTGCTGTTATTAGTTGCATAAATCACATTTGATAAGTCTTGGACAGGAAGCTGTGTTCTCATTTTGCGAGTTTGACCGTCGCCGGAAAAAGACACGCCAACGCGAACGCTTACGGGGTAGCTTCCGTTTGTGGCAAAGTCATACCGCAGGTCTAGGGCTGCCCAGACGGTGGTGTATGTTTGCCCCGCGACCGTTTTGGAAACTTGATAGTTCCCGTAGTAGTCAAAGTCGACCCGCATTTCCTCAAACCAAGGGAAGTTTTCGAAACCAGAAGGAAGCGCTGGCATCTTAAAAACAATCGGCAGCCCGCCAGCGCACGGCGCAGCGCGGCACGGTTCGTTGCTCCAAGGAGCAAGCAAGGCAGAACCAGGCGGCCCAGGCTGCCGCACAAACTTTGCGGCGTGTTCGCTTAGTGCAAAGCCTTGCTCTGTCCAGATTTCAAAGTTTCCAAAATTGCCATACCCCTGAGCAAAAAAGTTGCTTTGAAAATCTCCGACAAAAGATGCTATGAGATCACCGCTTGCACTTACCACGCTGACATCCACGCCTCCTGGCCCAACTCTTAGCGAGGCTCCCATCCGAGTAGTCGGCAGACTTATGCCGTATTGCCAAACGTTGAACTCGGAAGAGTGCCAATAATACTCCACAAAATATCTACACTGCCTTGGCGGCAAATAGAGATAGTCCACGTACAGCGGGACGCGAAAAAAAAGATCTTCATGGTTTCTGCCAAACCACTGATCGGTTTGGACGGAAGTATCAAGCCGGAACACAAGTGATTGCGGACATGAGACACAACAGGGCGAACAGCTTCCTCCTAGCATCACAGGCACTCCGCTGCGATCAGGATCCACGTGCCGTCAACCTGCGCACATGCAACGCGGTAGGTGCTGGACACGACGATGTTGGAAAAATAGTTTTTGGCCATAAAAGTCACGGCCGGGCTCTTGGCCGTGCCGTCGCCGTTTTGCTCCGTGACGGTCACGGTCTCGCCCTTGACCCACGTGGTCGACACCGTGCCCAGCCGGACGCCGCCTGATCCGCCACCGATCCTGACCAACGCCCATTTGCCCGTGCCGGTGCCCGTCTGCTTCCAGAGAATCATTCCCTGGCCGCTGCCGCCGGTCTTCAGCTCCGACGCCGACGCTTTGCACGCCACAAACGTGTCTGCCGTGGTGGCGATCTCGACCTTGCACTGAACCACGCCGTCGACCGCCACCCGGCCAATCGTGCCGGCCGGGATCGGATCCACCGCGATGCACCATGCGACCGTCGAGGTGGTGGGCGCGGTGCCAGTCAGGATCGGCAGTTCTTGGAACTGTCGCGTGGCAGGCGTGTCGGTGGATCCCGGCACCGACTCGAGGCCGGTGATCGCGAGCACGCCCCACCGCGGAAGATCCTGGCCGGTCGTATTCTTCGCCCACACCCACGTATACGGAGCCACAAACGGCCCGCCGCCGTCTCCGGTAATGCCGGGAGCCGTCGAGAGCCCTTCCATGAGCTGGTTCCACGCCCGAGCCGGGATCGTCAGCTTCTCGCCCGGCCGGGCCTTGCGGTAGGGGTCGCTCATGCTGCTCGCCTGAAGCTCGTGCGCGGCTGGTAGACGCCGGGAAACCTCGTGCCGATCGCAAGCCTGGAAAAGTCGCCAAGCTCGTAGACCTGATTGATGTGGACCGACAAGGGCCGCTGGACCGCGTAGCCGTTGTCTGTGCTCGATCCGTAGCGGATCCACATGTAGTCCCAGCCGCGCTTCTCCGTGACGGTGATCGGGCCGACCGTGAAGTTTCGGCGGGTGGGCCGCGCCGCAAACTGGTAGGAGACGCTTGCCAATGTCGCGCCCCGCTGCATTTCGCAGCGGGCTCCGAGAAACAGGCACTCGCCCTGGCCGAAGACGCGGAACGGCTTCGCGTTCATCGTGCCCGTGAGGGCGTACAGGCTGGCAACATACGTGTCGAGGATCCACGCGGCCGGCATCACCCACGTCTCGGTGAACTGAAACTGCGGCACCACGATATCGACGCCGTGAACGGTGCCACCCGAGACGTTGATCAGCCCTTGGTGGTAGACGCGGTCATCGCCGCTGCCGCTGTCGTAGACCTCCTCGCCCATGTTGCCGAAGGCCAGAGCCCCTTCGAGGTTGAGGGCCGTCGTGATGTGCTCCGTTGCGCCGGTCGTGTCGAACGCCACTGTATGGGCGACCGGGTCACCGGCACTGCCGTCGCCGCCGCCGTTGTTGTTGTCGCCCGAATCGCCCTGAATAGCGCTGTTGGTATAGGCGGCGTCGACCTCCCACCACTGGTTGCCGAGCGGCCGGCAGTTGAGCGTCTTCCGGCGGTGGCCTTGGTAATACTCCGGGGCCTGGTTCAGCCCCCATTCCTCAGCCTCAAGGTAGCCCGGCTTTCCGCTGACGAGCCATTTCAGGGTGACGTCGCGGGTCATCGTGCCGTTGTCGTTGGCTGACAGCGACCCGGAACCAGAGTCGAACAGTTCGATGTATTCGGGATAGGCCATCAGGCAAAGGCGAGTCCGCCCCTCTCCGCGTGTTCCACGAGCTTCCGGAGGTGCTCGACCATCTGCGCCGCGAGGCTGGCTTGTCGCTCCGCCACCGTGAGCAGCTCCTTGTCGCCGGCGACCGGCAGCTGGGCCGCTGCCGGCATCGCCGCCGCGGCGGCGCGGTTTACGATCCCGGGGTCGAACGGCGCGGCAGCGGCCGCCCCCAGCCCGCCGCCCAACGCCCCGGCCTCGTTTGCCACCCCCAGCGGATTGCCAAGCCCGTCGACGTTGCCGACGCCGTCCGGATTGCCGAGGCCGTTTTGGGCGGCGACGAGAGCATCAACGCCGTCGGCCGTCCGCTCAGCGGCAGACGCCGTCCGCTCGGCAACCGTGAGGCTCGGCCCAAGAGCCAGCCGGCCGCCCAAATCTCCCGAGAACGTGCCGACCGTGCTCGATGCTTCTGTTTCCTGAGCGGGAGCCGGTGGCAACGCGGCCGGGGGCGGCAGCTGGCCAGCCGGCCCACTCACGCCGGCCTTTTGCGGTTGGCCAGATTCAGCCGCCGCCGGCGTCACTCCATTGGCCCGGTCGCGTGCCCGGGAAAGATCGTCGCGCAGCGTCTTGATCGTTTGTTCGTATCCGGCATTGCGGGCGTCATCGGCCGCCTGCCTCGTGTCTGCCTCGTCCTGCCGATCCATGGCCCGCTGTTCCGCCCTGGCGTCGGCGGTGGGGGCCTGGCCGCGCTCGCGAGCCACCCGGTCGTCGACTTCCTTCAAGGCAGCCCGTAGGCCGTTGACGGCGAACGTCCAGTCGAAAGCGGCTTTGAAATACAGTCCAAGTTTTTCGAGCCCCGCCTGGAGCGTGAGGATGTCGGCCCCGAAGAGCGACATAAAACGATCGAGCCCTTCTGTGAGCTTGTCGCCGATGAACGCCGCCGTTGCGGCGACGGTGTTTTTGACGGCGGCCCAAGCGTTCTCAAACATCTGGGCCATCTGGGTCAAGGCGATGGCCAGATTGAGATTCATCACTTCCCACGCCGCCTTGAAGTCGAGCCGGCCGAGTGCAGTCAGAATCGCGTCTGCCTCCGTTTTGAACGCGGGCGAGAGCTGGTAGGCGGCAACAAGAATCGCGGCGATGCCGCCAACGATTGCCAAGGTTGCAAGACCCGTTGTAGTGGCCAGTGCAGCGACGACTTTTGACAGCACTGCCACGCCGCCAGCCATCACTTTGAGTGCAAAGCCACCCGCTATTGCTGCGACACCCAAGCCGAAAAAGCCGGCCACCACGCCGGCAGCCAACTGCGATACGATCGGAAATTGGGCAACCAGCGACCTGATTGCATTCGCAGCAACAGTTGCGGAGAACGCCAGCGCTTGGGCAGCCGGAGCAATGGCGTCGCCGAATGCTAGCGCGACACCTTCGGTCGCACTGAGCAGGATCCGCATCGACCCGCCGAGGCCGGCGTCCATTTCTTTGGCAGTTTGCCTGGCCGTGCCAGTCGCGTTTACAAGGTCCTGCTTCAGCTGCCTGGTGTCTGCCGCCACCTTTCCAATCGCACTAGCCCCCGTGATCCCAAGCAGGCCAAAAGCATCCGAGAATTTCTTTGCGCGTTCGGCTGTCGGAAGATTATTCGTCGCCTGCGCGACTTCACCCAAAACATCCACCAGCGGGCGAGCGTTCCCAGCGGCGTCCTTGAATGCCACGCCAAAAATCTGCTGAAGCTTATCACCCTCGGCGGCCGTAATCACTCCGAGCCGGCGGAGAGTCGTGCCTGCCATTGATCCTTGAATGCCAACATTGCCGAGCGTGCCTAGGATTGCCGCTGTGTCTTCCAGAGACATGCCAAGATCGGCAGCTACAGGGCCGGCGTATTTCATTGCTTCGCCAAGCATCTCGACATTGTTGAAGGTCTTGTTTGCCGCCAGCGTCAACACGTCGGCAACTCGCGTCGCCTCTCCTGCCCCCATCCCAAATTGCCGCAGCGTTGCTGCCATGATTCCGGCAGAAAGAGTGGCGTCCGTGCCGGTAGCTCGTGCAAGGTCGAGCACCGCCAGTGTCATTTCGTTGATCTCGTCTGGACTGAATCCAGCGCGGCCCAGTTCAGTCATGAGATTTGCCACCTGGGTGGCAGTGAAAGACGTCGTTGCCCCCAGCTCTCTGGCTTTGTCGTTCATGCGGCCAAATGCCGCCTCGCCAGCCTCCCCCAAGGATCCGGTGACGGCCCTCGCGGCGCGGATGGCATCGTCGTACTGAGTAAACTGCCGCAGCGCGAGCAGCATCGGCGCGCCGACCGCCCCGGCCCCGAGCGCGAGCCCCGTGCCGAACTGCTGGAGATTTTTGCCAGCTTGCCGGAGCCGGTTCTGTACCCGGGTCATGGCCTGCTGAAACGCGCCGTCCTTGGCGAAGATCTCGACGAACGCGCCGCCCGCTCGGATGTTGCCTGCACTGGCCATGCGTCACTCACCAAAGATTTCGCGGTACTCGTCGGGCGTGATCGTGCGTCTGGTTTGCCGGATGCGTTTGCGGTAGGGGTTGAACTCGATCGGACGGAAGGGCCGCGACCGCTTCTTCGGGTCGCGGTGAAAGTCGGCCTGCTGAGCCATCAGCTGGCTCTGCCTTGCCCACCTCTCTTTTTGCGATCCTTCGGCAGCCCAGAGGAGATGCCGGAGGGTCCACCGGGCTGGCTCGACACCGATGATTCCGGCGAGCTCGTAGCAGAGCCGATAGGGATCGCCATGCGATCCAATTCGGCATCCATCATCTGCCCAATCCGCGGCAGATTCGTCGTCATCCTCTCCACCGCCCTCCGGTCCGCCGCCTTCGCCTTCTCGAACGCCATCGTCAGCGCCGGGCGCAGGTCTTTCCGGCAAAAAAAAATCGTTTCCCCGACCAGGGCGTCGGTCGCCTCGGTGAGGGCGTCGGCATTGAACGCCCCGGCAAACGCCTCCGGCGACACGCCGCGCCGCTCACACTGCTCCGCGCAGGCCTCGTACAGCACGCGGCCGAGCGTGTAGGGATCCTGAATCTGCTTCAGGCACTCTTGCGTCGTCGGCAGCGTCAGCATGTCGACGCCGCAGTTGGAGCGGATCCGCTGAAACGTCAGTAGGGATCCTGCGATCTCCCACTCGCGGCCGGTCGCATCCTTGAACGATCGCATGCTACCTCCCGTGTGCCCACTGCTTCAGCGTGAACACTGCCAGCACGGCTTCGTCCAGCGGCTCCGACGCCGTGCATTCGCACACCATGAAGTCCGCATTGACGTTGCGGAGCCCGTTCGATGTTTGCACGGTCACGAGGCCGTCAGAGTTTTCTGCCCGCCGCAGCCGCTCGACGTCGGCGGGCTTCACCACCTCGATCTCCAGCTCCCAGGTGCGATGGGTAACGATCGTCGATTCGCTCGTGTGCCCATACCCGGTTGCCTCAATGGTGCGGACCGACCTCTTGGGCGTGACGGTCCGCACCCCCGACAGCACGACGCCGTCGACCATGACGACACATTCACGCCCCAGGCGGAACTTTTCAGTCGGCATTGGTCACTCCTGCGGATCAGGCAGGAACGCGACGGAACGTCAGCGTGGTCACGATCTTGTCGTCGAGCGGCTGCGGATCGGAAATGCTCCGCACCTGCCACACACCCGTCGTCGGGTAGAGCGGGCCGGAGGGGTTGGCGGCGCAGACGATCGTGCCGGTGCCGCCCTGGACGGCGGTGTGGTTCGTGACCTGCACTTCGTACTGCACATTCTTCCGAACGAGCACGGTCTCCTGAAGGTCGCCCGAAGCGCGGGTCGTCACATCGGCCTCCGCGGCCGCGTCCTGAGTGACGTTGACCTCGAGGACGTCGTCGTTCGAGACGCCGGCCGAGAACGTGAACGTGGCGTCCTTGCCGAGGAAGAACTTGCGGGCGGCCATAAAAAGCTCCTGAAGGCTGGGTGCGGCGGCGATCGCTCGCCTGAACGTCAGTATACCAGCCAAACGCCTTACCCCAGCCCGCCGACGCGAAACATGTTGCGAAACTCCTTGGGAATTGCCCCGGTCGCGATCGCCTTGTGCATGGCCGGCCGCATGTACGGCCGGGCGGGGTAATGAAACGTCTCGCGGAAGCTGGTCGGCTCCCACCGGTTGCGGTTTCGCGGGGCAGCCCCGACTCGCTTCCAGGCCAGGATTCCGTAGTTCATCGTCCGGTGAAACTCCGGCACGTAGGCCCACGCCTGCATCTGCACCGATCCGCTGAACTCGTGCAGGCTGGCCAGCCACGCGCCGCCCCGCATGAAGGAGCCGATCACCACCGACTCCGTCGTGAAGTCGTAGGCGAAGACGATGTCGCGCCGCATGTTGCCGAAGTGGGTGTGCGGCGGCGTTCCGGCGGGGCTGGCCGGGCGGAACTTGATCTCGAAGATCCGGTCGCGGATCTGGTTTTTCGTCCGCTCGCGGATGTCCGGCCGGCGGAGCAGTTGGGCCATCGAGACGCCCGGATTCTGCTGCATGACCTTGAGCTTCGGCTTGGCGAAGCCGTGCTTTTTGATGCTCCGCCGGGCCATCTGCATGACCTTGTAGCCAACCGACCGCAGCCGCTTGGCCTTCGCCTTGCCAATCCGCTGGATCACGTCCTCGCGGTCGAGGAAGTAGTCGAAGTTGATCCGCGCCGGGATGCCGGGCATCTTCGTCGAGATGCCTGACAGCAACGGGTTGCGGCCGACCGGCAGGAACGTCATGGGCTAGGCTCCCGTGGGGCCGGTGCCGCCGCTGGGGATCGCCAGCGGCTCGAGCCGACTGCGAAACAGCCGGTGCTCGACAGCGATGCTCGCAAGCATCACGCGGCGGTCCGACAGGGCATCGCGGTCGAAGGCGGTCTGCGTGTAGGACCGGACGAAATACGTGCCCTCGGGCAGGCCGTTGATCTGCATAAGGTTGCTGCGGATTCCATCGACCATCTCTTGCCGCAGCCGGCGAAGGTTGTCGATGTCGGTCTGGCTCGTGACATGCTTCGCGATCACGATCGTGGTCGTGTAGGCGAACACGTCGCCGCCGCGGGCCTGCTCCATTTCCTCGCTCGGGCAGACCACCGACACCTGGAGCGTCTTCAGTTCTTGACCTTCGTAATCAGGCACGTCGCGCCGCACGGCCGTGACCTGCGCGTAGGGCGACGTGAACGTGTAGCTGTTGATGCCGGCGACGATCGCGTCGGCGATCTGCACCTCGACGGCGGGGGGGGGAGAGAGCGTCGGCATCGTCTATCCGGCTCGCGGGCCGGCCTCCGTGGTGATCCGTTCCAGGTAGGCGAGGTTGCCGGCAATCTGCCGGTCGGTCGGTGCCCGGCGGGCCGCCTCGCGGGCGTGCTCGACGGCCTCCGTGAGGAGCCCCAGCTCCCACGCGCATTCGTAGGCCAGCTGCGGCGCGGCCGGCCCGTAGGCTCGCGGGTCGCTGGCGTGCGTCTGCGACCCGGCCGGGCACAGGGCCGCCTGCCGGGCGTAGTGGAGGGCCGCGACCGTGTCGCCCAGCCCGCGGGCACGCTCCGCACACTCCAAAAACGCCTCTGGCTCTTGCTCCGATTCCAGCTGGGCCGCGACCAAGTGCTTCGGTGCCATGTCGGGCTGCCGCCGCGCGAGCGTTCGCCGCGCGTAGGCCCGCTCGGCCGGCCGGCCCCCGGGCAGGGCAAGGTATTCCTCGAAGGCCGTCGTCGCCCGCTCGTCGCCGGCGTAGTCAAGCTCACGGGCCAGATACCACCGCATCCGGACGTCGCCGGGGTTCTCGCGGGCCGCCTGCTCGAGCAGGGCGAGGTCGGTCGTGTGCCGCTTGGCCGGATCCCGCTTCTGTCGGATCTCAAAGCCCTCGGCAAACACCTCGACGTCGCTCCCGTGCCAACACACGAGCCCTTCGTGGGTCGCCCCCTGCCAGCGGTAGCCGGCCCGGGCGTGGACGCGATCGGCCTGCCACCGCACCGATTCGCTCCAGGAGTACCAGTACCGCATCCGGCCGACGCCAGGCCGCCAAGCAGCCTCCAATGCGTCACGCCAGCCGGGCACGAGCACCTCGTCGAGGTCGAGCCTGATGCACACGTCGACGGTGGCCGGCAGATGCGAGAGCGACAGGTTGTGGGCGTCGTCCCACCGCCACGGCACAGGAGCCCCGCGGGAAACGTCCACGTCGGCCGCCCTGAGCAGCTGTACGGTGTCATCGGTCGAGCCGGTGTCTGTGACCACCCGCACGTCGGCATCGCGGCCGGACGCCTCCCACGCGGCCACGTTGGCCGACTCGTTCTTCGCCAGCGCGTAGATCCCCACGATCATCGCGGGCTCTCCATGATCGCCATCACATCCGGCAGCGCCATCTGGACCATCCACGCCTCCGCGTCTCTCACACCGAAACTCGCGACCAGCCGCATCCCGCGGAGGGCCAGGCCGGCCGCAAACTCGATCGCCCGCGTTTCGCGAAACGCGAACGGCGGCGACACCTTCTCGATGGCCCAGTGATCCCGCTCGTTGAACAGCACAAACCGATGTTCGTAGACCCGCCAGTCGCCGCCCTCGGCCACCTCATGCACGATCGCCAGCCACCGGCCGTCGCCCACAGGCACGGCCTGCGACCCGCCCCGGAACTGCGCCGCCACGGGCGGGCTTTCGGCCTGCGACGTCACCCACCACACGCCCGGCCCGGTGCCGGTGGCCGTCCAGACGAGCCCATCATGGGAGCAGGAGTAGATCCATCCCATTCGGCCCGTGATCGGCATCCAGTTTTTTTCGTGGCGGCCGGGCGTGCTCTCCGGGCACTCGACGGCCCGGCAGGATCGCGTGGCCCGGTCGATCTCGACGGTCGCCATCCGCGCGGTGCCGTCCGGCGGGCCGAGATCCCGCACGGTGGCCGACGCCAGGAGCGTGTCGCCGATTTGGTTGAGCCGCAGATCTTCGAGGCCTTGGACGCGGAACCCGTTGGAGCGGTAGGCGATCGGCAGCTCGAAGGCGTCGATCAGGTCGAGGTCGTCCGACAGGTGGGCGAGGTAGGTCGTGGTGCGGATCGTCTCGCCATCCTCCGGAGCGATCACGTACCGGCCGCCTACGATCCGGTAGTTGCTCGAGCGGATGGTCGTGAGGAACCCGTCGGCCGTCCCGCGCCACTGGCTCGCCACGATCGACGGGTTAAACGCCGACCAGCCGGGCCGGATGCCAAGCCGGTCGCGAGTGGCCTCGTCGTCAAGCCGGCGAAAGCTGGTCATCGGCAGCAGCTCGTCGAGCCGCCGCGTGTACCACGTGCGGTTTGAACGCGTCAGCCGGTCGACGGCCTCGGGCAGGCTCGGCATCCGCAAGATCCTTTCGCACGCGTCCCGGCCAGCTTCGCGATGGCCGCAGTAATACGCGTGGGCGGCGATGGCTTGGAGGTGGTGGAGCACGCGGGCCTCGGAGTGGACACTGGTACACCGGATTCTTGGGGCTGCTGCATGGCTGTCAATCCCGGTTCAGCCGGTGAGGTCGAGCGGGTCGCCGTTCCACGCCCCGCCCGCTTTCGGGCCGTACATGAGCCGCGCGTCACGGTCGATGTACCAATCGCCATCGCTGCCGTAGCTGGCCAGCGGCGCACCGCTGCCGGCAAGGATCGTCGCACCGCGCGGGCCGGTCGGGCCGGGGGTTGTCGACACGGGGCCTGTCGGTCCCGGCACGGTCGATGCCGCGCCGGCCGGCCCCGTGGGGCCGGGGGTCGTGCTCACCGCGCCCGCCGGACCCGTGGGGCCGGCCGGTCCCGATTGCAGTTGGAGCGGCGATCCCCACAGGCCGTCGGCCTTGGGGCCGTAGAGCCCGCCGTTGGTGGTGTCGAGCCAGTAGTCTCCGCTGACGCCGAAGCCCGTGGCCGGAGCCCCGGATCCTCCGTACAGCCTGGAGCCGTCGTCACCGCGCGGCCCGGCGGGGCCGGTGACGCCGGAGCCTGGCACCCACGCGGAGCCGTTCCACGCAAGGATCGACCCGGTGGTCGGGGCGGTCGAGCCGACGGCGCGGCCCTGGAGCTGGGTGGCGTTTCCAGACGATGGCGAGGACAGTGTGAAGAACGGCATGATTTATCTTTTATCTCCGGCGGAAATGCTGCTTCACCACACAAACAACGGCACCGCGATCAGATTGCGTGCCACCCACACGCCGAGAATCCCCCCCGCAACGCCTGCGGGGATGGCGGCGACGAGGAGCAGCGTGGCGAAGGCGTCGTTAGACATGCAC